TACCGCCTTGCGCGTTTATAGACGCCCCTACGTTCACCGTGTATTCAAACAACGTTGTAGAAATGTCGTTCCCAATTCGCATAATTACCCTGGGGCCTGGCAACCTTGACGCGCAACGGTCTTTACTGAATTTGGCTAGCAAGATAATAACCAAGAAAATTGGTGTAACCGACGGGCGGCCAACTATTGCAGTAATCGGCGGCAGCGAACTACCCGCCTACGATTTGACCATAACCCTACAAGCCCAAGCAACCGCCTAAGATAGGTGAATATGAAATACGAAATAGTTAGCCCCCGTATCGGTACGCCTGGCGACGAATACGTACCGGTTGACGGCGTGAACGTTGACGCGTTAGTAGACGGCGGTTTTATTATTCAATCCCCCACCAAGGCGCCTAAAGGTGCTAAAACTAAGACAGACACAAACGAGGAGTAAACCCCATGGCTACTAGTACTTATTTAGCAAGTCCGAATTTAACTATCAACTCAATTTCGATGCAAGACCAATGCCACGGCTTGACATTTACGCGCACTATCGAGGCGCTAGAAAGTACCGCGTTTGGTTCAGGTTCCCGCGTGTATGTCGCAGGCCTAGAAAACTCAACGCTTAGTTGCGACTTGTACCTGTCGTTTGCAGCTTCCGAAACTTACGCAACGCTTAAAGCGCTAGTAGGAACGTCTACAACAGTTTCGTGGTCTGCAAGCGCAACAAGCCCAGGCACGGCAACCAATCCTACCCAAGTTTTGACCGGCTGCTATCTAGAGGCCATACCATACGAAATGGCCTTGGGCACACTTGGCCAGGTAAGTATAGTTTTCACTGGGGGAGTGTATAGCGTCGTTGAAGTTTAATTAAACGCCTGTAAAGGCCCGACACAAAAGGCAGACAATGAAACTTACGCTAAAAGTAGAAACAGCCGACACCGCCTATGAGGTGGTAACAAACCTTTACACAATAATTTTGTGGGAACGAAAATTTAAACGTAAAGCTTCCGACATGGCCGCAGGTATCGGCGTAGAGGATTTAGCATTTATGGCGTATGAAGCGTCCAAAATAAATAAAATTGTTGTACCTGCAGATTTTGACAGTTTCGTTAAAGGCTTAACAAACATTGAAGTAGTCGATACCGAGGCCGCAAACCCCATTTAAGGGGCACCCACGCCCGCCAGTTGTGCGAACTACTGGTAGCCATTTCGTGGTGGCCCCCGTCCATACCTTTTGACATAGACGACTTAGCAACTGTTGTTACTGTATTATCGGACAACAACAAACAACGAAAGTAACCGCTATGGCCGTTAGTGCAAGAATTGACATTTACGGGGTACAACAGGCGTTAAAAGAATTGAACGAAATAGACCCGACCTACAGAAAAGAAGTAACCAAAACCATTAAAAACGCTGGAACAGTAATTGTAAACGAAGCGCGGTCAATGGTTGCCAACTACTCAAACAGTAAAGGTAACGGCGCCCCACTATCCGGCATGGCGCGCGGCAACATGATTAAAGGCCGCGAAACGTCTTACCGTACTGACGCCGTACAAAAAGGTTTTAAAGTCAAGGTAGGCGCCAGGGCAACTAAAGAGCGCTACGTAAACTTTAATAAAGGCGGCTACACCGAACAAGTAGTATTTGGCGCTTTACCGTACCGAATTATGGTTATTCAACAAGTCGACGCTGCAGGCGCTATCTATGACCATGCAGGCCGAAACACAAGTAGCCTATTTATCACAAACTTAAACGCCCAGGAAGGCGAACAGCCCCGCGTAGTGGATAAAGCCGTAGACCGAAACCAGGCGGCAGTTGAAACGGAAGTTATCGCTGTAGTGGCCGACGTAATGGCGAAAGTCAATAGAAAAATGATGGTTAATTATGGCAATTAACATACCTATTTTAACGTCGTTTAACGGCAAGGGCGCCGAAGCGGCTATTAAAGAATTTCAAAACCTTACTAAAGCGTCGGATAAAGCGGCGTTTGCTATAAACAAAATGGCGGTACCTGCCGCGCTGGCGTTTGGTGCCATTGTTACAGGCGGTTACAAGGCTGCCCAGGCTGCAAGCGACTTTAACGAAACGGTCAGTAAATCCGGCATTATTTTTGGTGAAGCGTCTACAGAAATTAAAAGGTTTGCCGATACCGCCGCGTCGAGTTTAGGTCTATCTAAACAAGCTGCATTAGACGCCGCGGCCACTATGGGCACGTTTGGTAAATCTGCAGGTTTAGCCGGTACGGACTTATCCAACTTTTCTATAGAAATGGTGAAACTGTCGGGCGACTTGGCAAGTTTCCACAATGCGAACCCCGCCGACGTAGCCCTAGCGTTAGGCGCTGCCCTACGTGGCGAAGCCGAACCTATACGCAAGTTTGGCGTACTACTGAACGACGCAGCGGTAAAAGCCCAAGCTATGAAAATGGGCTTGTACGACGGCACCGGCGCATTAAGCGCCCAAGCAAAAGTATTGGCTACGCAAAAAATTATTTTAGAACAGACCAGCGACGCGCAAGGCGATTTTGCGCGCACGTCGGACGGCGCAGCAAACCAGCAACGCATTTTAGCGGCGCAAGTATCTAACGCAAAAGTAGCAATAGGGCAAGCGTTTCTACCAATACTCGAAGCCGTCCTACCGGTCTTAGTTAATTTTGCTACAGCCATTGGCAACAATACGGGCGAATTTGTGGCGTTTGTTGCTGTCATTGGCACCATATCAGGCGCAATAGTTTTGGCTAAAGCGGCTATGGCATTGTGGAAAGCGGCCAGCATTATTACAACAGCCGTTAACTATGCCCTGGCAACATCATTTACCGCGGTACAGATTTCTACAGGCATTGGCATTATTGCGGTAGTTGCAGGCGTAGCGGCGTTTGCTGCCTACACAAACAAGATGAACGCAGCACGTAAAGAAAGCGATTTACTAAACCAGCAAACACTTATTACCGCAGGAACTATCGGCTCGACTGGTTCACTTATGGGGCCTAAAGGTTTTATTGGCCCCGAACTTACTAACGAACAATTAAAAGAAGCGTACGCAAACTACGAAAAGGTTAAAAACGGCGCAGGGGCTGCAACTAAAGCCAATTACGATTACGCCAAGTCATTAAAAGAAGGTTTACAAGACGCCTTAAAACAAGCAAACAGCGCGCTTGATGACGCTAAAACAGCGTTACTCGATTACGCCGACACAGTAGCCCAAGGCCTGTTAAACGCGTTCAGTTTTGCCGACGCTAAGGAAGCGGGCGACGACACAGGTAAAGGTTTTCTATCCGGTCTACGTGACCAAGTAAACGGGATTAAAGACTATTCAAACGACATACAAAAGGCTTTAAACCTTGGTTTAACCCAAGACGCGTTAGCAGCTGTTTTAGCCGCAGGTAGCGACGCAGGCGCGGCCATAGCAAAAGAATTAGTAAAAGGCGGCGAAACCGCAATATTTGAAACTAACGCCCTGGTCGATAGCGCAAACATGGCAGCCCAAAAAGTAGGCATGAACGCCGCTAACGCCTGGTACCAAACAGGCGTAGACCAAGCCCAAAAAACGGTTAACGGTTTGCAAGCCGAAATAGATAAATTGACACCAAAAATGATGAAACAAATGGACGCATTGGCAAACAAACTGGCGCGAACTGTTGACATTACGGTAAGGGTAAACGAAGTAGTAACCCGTGTAATAGGCGGCGTTAGTACGCCAGTAGCAGCACCCGTTACTACTGGCCCAGGCGTAGGCATACGGTCAGGGCAGACTATTAACGTAAACATTAACGGCGGTATATCAACTAGCGCCGAAATTGGTAAAGCCGTTGTAAACAGTATTCGCCAATTCAATTTACTTAACGGCCCTGCAAATATTCAGGTTGCGTAATGGCTACCGCGTTAATTAACGGCGGCCCCGACTACCTAGTAGAACTGGACACGGGCGCAATAATCGACGGATTTGAATTAGACGACGCCGTACGTGGGGTTTTAGATAATCCCGATTACGTGCTAAACGGAAGTACCGAATTTGCGGACATTACGCAATATGTAGAAACCGTGAACATTAGGCGCGGACGGCAACGGACTACAGACCAGACAACGCAAGCGGGTACTTGCAGTTTTACAATGACCGAATACGCGTTAGACCAAAACCTAAACCCGTTAAACGACTTAAGTATCTACTACGACAGCGCCCAAGATATGCCAGGCCTAGCGCCGTTGCGTATTGTGCGCGTATCACGTGACGGGGAATACTTATTTGTAGGCCGTGTTACTAATTACGATTACCGCTACACGCTGGGCGCGCTTGATGAAGTTACCGTAGTTTGCGCCGACGACTTTTATTTACTTAGCCGTACAGCATTAGCCACGTTTACACCAAGCGCCGAAACTAGCGCGGCGCGCCTATCAACAGTTTTAGCCCGCCCTGAAGTTGCCTACGCAGGCGCTACAAGCATTACGGCAAGCCCTGTAACTACCCTAGGCGACTACTTAGTAGCCGACAATACGCAAGTAGCGGCATACATAAACCGTATAAACCAAGCCGAACAGGGCCGTATTTTTTTGTCACGTAGCGGCGTATTGACCATGCAACCGCGTATTTTTAGCGCGTTTAGTAGCCCCGTTTTAGAACTATCCGACGTTGGCAACGTACCCTATAACGCTTTAACAATTGAATTTGACGCGTCCAACGTGGTAAATAGGGCGTCGATATTGCGCGAAACAGGTATAGCCCAAGTAGCAACCGACGCCGTATCTATAGCCCAATATTTTACGCAGTCTGTAGAACAGACCGACAGCCTTTTATCGAGCGACGCCCAGGCCGCCACGTTGGCCAGTTACCTTTTAGTTGCCCAACCGTCGCCCCGTTATACGTCCGTAGGTATATGGTTTGGCAGTTTGACCAGTCCGCAACGCGCCGACGCTGCCGTAATTGAACTAGGCGACCTAATAGAAATAACTAAAACCGAAACGTTTGGTACGGTCACCCAAGAACTATACGTAGAAGGCGTTGAGCATACAATTACATTTGACGGCGGCCACGCTATGCGCTACTACACAAGCCCTACAAGCCTGGTATATACCTTTATTCTTGACGATATTACTTTTGGCGTTTTAGATATCGCTACACCCCAACCCGCATTAAGTTAGGATAAAAGAACTATGGCAAACGAGCAGGTGAAAGTACCGTTATTTGCAGCGTCAGAAATTTTGACTGCTGCCAATATGAATATTTCGGCAGGTACAGGCGTACCAGTATTTGCTACCACGGTTACGCGTGATGCCGCTTTTGGTGGTGCAGGCGAAAAAGTATTAGCCGAAGGCCAACTATGTTATTTGTCGGCTTCAAATATTGTGCAGTATTACGACGGGGCGGCTTGGGCTACTGTCGGGCCGTCGACTGCAGGCGGCCTAGTCTTTTTGACTGGCGGCACGTTTACTACCGTTGCTAGCGTTTCACTTGCTACCAACACGTTTACCGCTACTTATGTTAATTACCAAATAAACATAAATTTAACCGCCAATAGTTCGGACGCTAACCCGCTTGCATGGCGCGGGCGTGTTGCGGGAACAGATACAACAACAGCGGCCTACGCTTTTGGTTTACGCGGCCCACGTTTTGACACAGGCGCCGACACGTCAGGCGGTTTTGGTACAGGTCAAACCGCAGCGCGTTTTACTTTAATGCAAAACCCTTTTGAAACTGGCGTAGTTTCTGCAACAATTTTTGGCCCACAATTAGCAAGCGCTACAAGTTATGTAGTTGACAGCACAGGGCGCGGCGTAGGCGACCCCGACGCTGCACTATCAGGCGGCGGTTATTTTGACGGCGCTACACAATTCGACGCGCTAACTTTCTTTCCGTCTAATGCTTCAAGCACAATTAGCGGCACCTATCAGGTTTACGGCTACGCAATCGCATAATGCAAGCGTTATGGGTTGCGTTAGTCGCAGGCGGTTTTACTGTCTTAGTTGC